GTTAAAGGTGTTTCTGCTACACATAAATTAACAAATATTATTACTATGGAAGATTCTACTAAAACATATAAAGGTAGAAAGAAAACAGGAATTTTACATACAGAAAAATTATGTCCACCTGAATGGCTTGATTATTTTAGAAAACATACTAAAAAAGATGATTTAGCTGATTGTTTTTTACAAGGGTTATGGTATATTACAAGTAAGTAAACCAATCAATTTTTAGTAGTTTACAAAGATAAGCATATCTTCTTCTATGAGTATTTAAACTAGAACGAAGTGAACGTGAACCTCCATTTAGAAGTTCATATTCAAGTCGGATAATTTCATACCATACCTTATCACGTTCATCGTCAATTTTTAGACGACGAGCAAAGTTCATTTTTTTTAGAAAATTTAGGAATTAAAAAAATCCATTTTAAGCTGCAAGTTCTTGAATTACTTCAAGCCCGGCATCCCATGCTACTTCATCACATCCTCCAGCTGTATCTTGAAAATCTTCATCCATATTTGGAGGATGTAGAAGTTTTTTGATTGTTTTCAGTTGAAAACTCAGCCATTTATTGCTACCAAGTTTACCAATGAGGTCTTTTGGCTTCAGATTAGGAAAGTCTTCTCGCATACAATCTTTATAAGCATCATAACATTCGTCAAGAATGTTAGTAATGTTATATATAACATCTTGTTTAATGATAAAATCTTTCCATTCCTTATTATCAGACATGGCTAAGACTTCAGCTTTGAGGTCAATTGTAGGCACGTTGAGAGGTGGATTTGAAGTAAGTTCAGCAATTTTTGCTTCAACTTCAGCTAGTTCTTTACGTAGTTCTTGTAGACGTTCTTCAGTTTGAGGATCCATTTTAGTTAGTTTACATTTTTTTACAGCATAAATTTATTTCCGTTTTTGCGTTCAAGTTTATAGAAGAAGATATAGTAATTTAGTAAATGGAAGTCGTAGGCCTAGATTTATTAATGAATCCAGCAATGTCAGGTGAAGCTTTACCATCCTTAGATAATTTTACATTACCTGAATTTAATGATGCACCTCGTATTGTTCCAAATGTAGAATCTACTGGTGGAACTGAAACATGGAATGGTGTTCAAAATTTAAATGCAGATACATTTATTCCTTCACAATCACAAACTCGTATGTCAGATGAACACGTTCAACGTAAAAAATATGAAATTCTTAGAAAGTTTGATAGATTAGCTAAATTAGGTGTTCCATTACGTAAAAGATTTACCTTAGATTCTTCATTAGAAGAGATGGAGATGGAATTAGAATTTATCAGAAAAGAAAAAGATATGGATAGAACTGTTCAACAATTTTCTGAATGGTTTGTTACTGGTATGGGTGGACTTGAATGGTCATCTAAAAATGTAGGTATGATGAAAGCATTTGGATTACAATTAGATGGTCTTTCTGAAGCTGCACAAATGAAAGTTGGTGATATGGAAGAAGATTTTGAAGAATTATATGATTTATATGGTGATAAATTACGTATGCATCCTTTAGTACGTATTCCTATTAGAACTTGTATGATGGTATATATGGTTCATTTAACGAATCAAATGGTTCAAAAATCACCAATTCCTAATATTGATCAAATTTTAAAAACTAATCCTGATATTGCTCGTCAATTAGCTACTGCTGCAATGCAATCACAAGGTTCTTCAGCACCACGTCAACAACCTAATATGGCAAATTCAGGTGGTGGAAATCCTCTTGATGGTCTAGCTAATTTTATGAGTTCAATGGTTCCACCTCCACCACAACAAAGACCACAAACGATTAAATCACCTGTAAAAATTGCAACAAGACCACCACCACCTCCACCTCAACCTCAAGCACAACCTCAAATGCAAATGAAACCCCCTTCTTTACCACCAAATATTTCTGATTTATTAAAATCTCTTGATACTCCACAAGAAAAGAAAGTATCTTTAACTCCAAGTAAAAAAGGAGGTTCTACAGGTAAAAATTCTGTAAGCATTAAGCTTTAAGACAAGTTTATATGTTAGAATAAATGTTTCATGAATCAAGATTAATAGAAGTTCAACAACGTGTTTCAAAGGATTTAGAATATTTAGAATATTCAGATTCTGTAAAAATTTATCTTTGTTGGTATGATGAATTTTTAGTTTCACGTGAAGATTATAATGGAGTTTATCCATGTTCGAATAAAAAAGTTTCTTTGCAAGAAATGTTAGCAGTAATTAATGTAGTATTTAAAAAACCTTGTATTGTTAGACATAATGTTAATGGAAATCCTTTTCCAGTTATATTACCTGATCAATCTGAAGAAGAAAAATATATTGAAGTATGTATAATTAAAAATCTATCAACATAAAAATGTATGCCTACACTTTTATGGAAATTATACTGTTTTAAATTCAGTTATATATCTACAGCAATTGCTCTTTATTTCCTACTAGCTTAATAGGTTTTTCTTTAGCTTTAATATTTTTATATTGCATAATTTCTAATTTTCTTTGAAAATCTGTAAAGTAACTCTCTTATTTCGTTAAAGGAGAACGATTAAATCTGGTCGTAGTTTAATATCAATTGTTTTTCAACAAAGCTTTTCAGTGACGGCACTGACACATATATTGCCCCTCCTTCGCAATATATTATAACTAACTTCATAGTTCCTTTTTCCAATGATTTTTGGCAGTTCATTAACTGGTCTGAAGCTCCAATCCATCGCTTCAAACAATATTACACATTTAAGAGTTCTTATGCTCTAAGTTTTGTAATCCTTATTACCTTTTAAGATAAAGGTATTTCCAGAAAACTAATTATTTTTTTAGTTATACTTATACATTATTGCCAATAAAGACAAATTATATAAAATAACTTAGAAAATCTAAATAATTCCTGATGTATTTTTTCATGTAAAAAAAGATTCCGTTTTTATTAGAAACTCTTCTTGAAAATCTCAACATTGTTGAGAGCAGTTCTTACTGAAGTCTTGTAAGACTTGAACGCTTCATTTAAGAATTGTAGATCACACTTTCTCACTTTCAAGATTTCAGTGCCATCAGCAATGATAGCAACATGATCTTTACCTACGCGAGTGATGTAGGCATCCCCAATTGGAACAAAGCGAGTAGTGCCACTATTATAAACTTTGTCAAGAGCGTAAGTCTTGACTTGAAACGTAGCAGTGCTATTTGCAGAAGATGCGAGGTAACCTGACATTTTGTGCGTTTTAACTATTTATTAATGAAAAAATAACATTCCGTTTTTAGTCCTTTGACATTTCTTCAATTTCGTAATCTTTTAAAGGAATACGCATAACCATATTATCCTCAATGTAAAAGATAAAATATCCAATTGGATCTAATTTAAATTGGAATCCAGTTGCAGGTGGTAATGTATACGTTCCTGAAGAAACAGAAATTGTATATTGGTCTGTTTCTTCATTGTAAGAAATCATTCTTTTTCTTTATAGTAGAAAAATTAAAACATTTCGTTTTTAATTTATTGATGTTCAATTCCAAGAGCAAAATACTCAGGAGTTAACATATTATAAAAGCGAGCTGCTTTAGATTCAGTCCATCCAAATTCATTTGGTTCAGAGAATCCCCAAGCATGAAGAATTCCTAGCAAAATTTTATGAGAATGTAATCCTGATTTCATCAATGTTCTCCAAACTGAAATTCCATTGACTTTAAGAAACATACCTCCCACAAATGCATTTATTGGAATTTTTTGTGGATGTTCATTTTCAAATATTTGACGAGCATCTGCGTAAGGTTTTAAAACTTGGTCACGGAAATGTATATGACAATTTTCATCATAAAAGAAATAATGAAGGACATTAAGAAAATGTGGTGCTGTTTCTTCAGGTAAAGGCCATTGACCATCTCTGAAGAAAATATAACACATTCTTTTGCAATCAAATCTTTTTTAACAAATAAATTCGTTTTAATAAGTTAATGGGTGGTGGTTTATTTGGCACACCTCTTTATCTAAATCCAAAATGTCTTGTTTTTTCTGCATTTATATTATTTATTTATTGGATGCCACATCCTGGATTTTGGCAACATGATTATATTCTAGCATTTTTATTAGCATGTTCTGCTTATGTTTTAATGGCATGGTATGACTTCATATTTGATTGTAATGATCATTTAAGACCTACAATTTTAGGATGGATGTGGGGTTGGGCAAAACCACCTTCTTATTTAAAAGAATTTGAAGAATTACCATTAAAATATAAGAAAATTGTTAGAACAGTTGATATTGCAATTCTAATATTAATTTTAGTTGGTCTAGTATATCCATATTATCATTTAAAGAAATAACTCTTATAAAAATTAGTCTATTAGCTCAGTAGTAGAGCACCCGTCTTATGAGCGGGGGGTCCCGAGTGCAATCCCCGGATAGACTATTTTATTGTCCTTTTTTAACCCATACTTGTGGTCCTGAATTTCTTTTTTGAACTTTTGAAGCATCAAATTCATCACCTGCTAACATTGTTGAACTAAATGGTTGATTATTTGTCCATAATGAATCATCGCACATTTTAAACGATGGGTGATCACTTGCTTTATACCAGAACACTTGATCTTCTAATTTATTTGATTGAACACCATTAGCAATAACTAGACATTCATAATTTTCTGTGCATTGATCCATAAATTGACAAAACATTTCAAAGGTAGG